AGATTTTGTCTCGGGCCGCCTAAACACTGAGGTCGGATTGTCTGTAACAGACGCTCGAATCTTAATGTCCAGGAGCATAAAACAAATCGAAAGGATTGAAGAAAGCGTAAAAGGGATCGTAGATCCTCTTCTACTAGCCTTTCCTCAATTCTTTAATAAGGGAAACAAGCCGATGCAGATGCATCTCCTAAGGAGTGTTCTGAAGACTTGCACCTATAATATTGATTTGGTAACCAAGATGTGGAAGCAGTTTTCTAACTACGTCTACGTTAAGGGATGCCAACTGGTAACCAGGTCAGAGCCTAAGCTCGACATCAATAACATCTTCGGATTCTTACTAAAGAGCAAGTTCGTAGAACCGCTCCTTAGTGGGATAGTCGATAAGAGGCAGGCAAGTATCTTAGCCCACCTTTTATCAACTAGGCAAATGCCATCCGCCGGTAAGAAAAGCCTCGATATTTCTTTAAGAAAGTTCGAGGAGATCACAACGTCTGATTATCAGGCCAGTGATGCTTTTCTCGGTAAAGTAAAATCTACAGCGGCGAAGGTCGGCCGAAAGATTCAAAGAATCCACGGTAAAGACTTCCCGATAGCGGAATGTCACATTTCACTATCACGTGCCGGCGACTTTGATCTATCGATCTTGGAAGGCGGACGTGCTAAGAAGATACTTGAAGATTGCGAACCGATTTTAACGTTTATTCCTGAGGAAGACGAAGAAATCGTACTCGCAGATGCTACTACCCTCAAAACTCCTGCAGGAGTTATGAGATGGAAATCCTGGTTTCGATCTCCGGGCTTCTTAGAAGACCCGAAGTCGAAGGGAGTGTTCGGAGAACTCATCCCGCACCAGGGTATAGTAGTTAAAGATGATATAGGGATACAAGTTGTTCCGGATGCCCGTTACGGGTATGACGAAACAATAGGGTCTCAGATCCTAGTTTGTGCCCTTTTGATTGCCCAAGATGAAGGATTTGTTTCAGGTACTGAAGTACTAAAACCTATCCCAACAAGGACCATAGTAGTGCCGGAACCTGGCGGGAAAGCCCGGACAGTATCTACCACTAAGTGGTGGAATATTATCCTTCAGCAATCCCCCGGGAACCTACTAAGGGAAACCTTACGGTTCCACCCTTCGGCGACCGCCGGACTCTTAAGAGCCGACCAAGCCTGGCTATACCTTGAACAACTGGCGAAAGTGGCACTTAGTGCCAACATTGAGAATTTACCAAGTAATTTCTCAGTACTCTCGTCAGATCTCAAAGAGGCGACCGATGCCACCCCAAAATGTATCGCAAGAGCATTGCTCGAGGGATATATTGAGGGAATTGGATATGGTGGTAACCACCTTATGCAATTGGCAACGTCGCTGGTCTGCTCGGATAGAGAAGTTAGTGCTATCTTTACGGATGACACAAAGCTCCACTTTCTGGCAACAAGAGGCGTTATGATGGGAGAACCCATGACCAAAGCGATCCTCACTCTTACGAGTTTGGTTGCGGAGGAAATGGCCATTCGGGATTTCGAAGAAAACCCGGACGGACCTATCAAGACGCCATGGAGATGCTTTGCGGTTGGTGGCGATGATCACATCGCCATCGGCCCCGATCAATATTTGAACAGGATCACCGCAAATTTCTTGGCTATGGGCTCACTCATCTCGGAAGAGAAACACGGTATGTCCCGCTTAGCGGTCAAATACTGTGAGAAAGTCTTGTTCTTTAAGAACACTGACCTTCGAGTGAGAGCACATCAAGTTAATTTGTCCACCTATTTCTATGAAAATTCAATTTTCGTAGACTCCGTTAAAGTGAGACTTCTGTCTCCTTTATCGAAGGCCATTGAGGTCAAGAATGACCGCAATATAGCAATAGGCAAAGCCAAAAGCCTGGGCCGAACACTTCGTTGGTTAAATACTGAGTATTTCCCAATCAAGTGGATCCGCATGGTGAGGGAGCGTTTCTTTCAAAGAATGAAACACTACCTCCCTGCGTTCGGAACAAGTCTTTATTACCAGTCCCTTCTACCTCAGGTATTAGGGGGTCTGGACTTATACATCGAGGACGAGTTACCAAAAGCTTTGCTTCGGTGCCCTCTTCCCACTTTTCAAGTAGCTTGTAAAATGGTGGAGGGATCGATCTCGATGTATGAGATGAGAGAAGTATCTGGATATGTCACTAATGACGCATCCAGAGGAATCTCAATTAAAGATAAGATCACGAAGAGTCACATGACCGAAGGTCTTGACCATCGTGAGAATCTAGGTCTTCAGGACCTCAGGGAAAGATACTTTCCTGAGAACCCTCAAGTATCAGTCCGCGAGATCTTCTCACGAGCTAAGAAAGAGGGTTGGTTCCCTGTCAATGATGCGATCGCGTTGGCGCTCCGAGGTTATGAGTTCAATGAACTTCTAACCAAGGAGTCAGGAGTTGTCGTGTTTAACAC